ATGAGTTTCAAATTAATTGACATTGCCAGAGATTTATTGACATCAAAAATATCAGCTGATGAGTATGAGTCACAATATCTCGCATTGTGGAGGAAAGAACGTGACGATGGTACTTTGAGTAAAGATAACGAAAATATAGGATATTGTGCAGCAGAGCTTTTCAGTCTGGCTGATTGTTATACATCTTATCCAGATAGAGACGAAAGCGATTTAGATGCTGATGAATTAGTCAGAGAAGTAAAAGCCACTCTCGAGAAGTATAACCTTCTCTGAGTCGTTATCCCGCCCTAAAACAGCTCTTGCCCCCCCCCCCCCCCAATACAGAACGCCATCCATCAGGATGGCGTTTTTTCGTAATAACCCTACTTCGGTTGCTCGGGCCACTCAATATCCGATGCTGTACTCGTATCAACCCTGTTTACCTGTACGCGGTACTTTTTCCACTCCACTAAAAGTGCTGACTCCTCTTCTGTTGCCTCTCCAATATCGACCGCATCCTGTAACGGCGCAATGGCATCCTTGGCCAGAGAGAGCAGATGAGCTTTCTTTTCTTCTGCCTGCTGCTGTAGCTCTTCCCGTGTATACACAAACGGGATGATTTTTTTACCGTCAAACACCCAGCGTTTATCCGGTTCGAAAAAATCTACCGGCACGCTGTCCTTACTCACCTCTCCAACTGACAACCCATCCGGTGCCAGCGCCGACACATCCCATGACCACGCAACAATATTCCCCTGCCTGTCAAACATGAATTTCAGGCTCGTGGACGAAAATTTATCCTGCGATTCATACCAGTCGTTACCCTCCTCATCGGTAAAGACCGTGACCGGAATACCATCAATCTGTTTAGCTGTAGCCGTAAAATTTTTCATTAACATCATATTCATGATCCTTGTATGTAAGACACTGTAAACCAGGTGCCACCGTTAATCTGATACTGAAGTGGACGAAGACGGACCCAGTAATTAGAGCCTCCCCAGTCAGCCCATGACGTCATAACACCGCCATCTATTCGCTCACCGTTCCTTCGCTCCTTATATTCAGTCGATGCCCCAAAACGAATACCGGTTATATAGTTACCCTTAGACTGATAACGGTCATCACTTCGAGCTTTGCTGTAGTAGCGACCATCACTTTCGACTTTAGTATAGGCCTGGCCGGCAGGGGTGTAATTGCCTTTGCGCTGATATCTGGCATCACTCTCATCTTTTGAATAAACCCCAATATCGTCCGGTGAGGGTTTATTCAGCGTGTTATACCCCATCCCCCATTTTGTCCATTTTCCGTTACGGATTTTTCCCCGACACCAGACCCGGGAACTTTTATATACATAATAAATCTGCGTCACGCTTCCGGCATTCTTCAGAACAACAAGAGAGCCGGCGTTAGGTTGCGGGTAATTCAATGCCAGAGAGGCATTTTCATCTGAGTTCTGTACATACAGCCCCGGGGTTCTGTATTCATTCAGATTCTTGTCTGCACCAATAGAAATAACCTGGCCGTTAAAAATGTCCTGTGACGTGACATTGATGTCTCCGGTCAGCGGATGATTATTCACTTTTCGGGCAGACGGCACACGACCACTGGCATTATCATTCGCCGCTTTTACTGCGGCCGGCGTTGCTGCCTGAGTCTCGCTGCTGCTGTCCGTCGCACTGTTTAGCTGGACAAGCCCTTTTTGTTCTGTCGTCGCATCAACAACACCTATCGATTCCCGTGACGCCTTCTGCGCTTCTGCCCCTCGCGCCCGAATTTCTTTCAGGCTCTGGTCAATACGCAAAAACAGCCCGTCTCCCGTCGCAACCTCCAGAGTGATGTTTGATGTATCGGATACGGCCAGGCGAAACTGCATGTTCACACTGACGCCACCTGCCGGCTTGTCGATTGCCGGGCAGTTCGCCACGGCATAAAGCTCACCGGAATCTGTCAGCAGCCCCACCTCCCGGACAGTAAAGCCCCCGACATCCGCCGGCAGCACTATTTTAGCCATTAACTGGTTTGACTGTTCAGGAGAAACAACCAGTTCGGCAATACTGCCCCGGTATGTTTCATTCACCAGTCGGGTTTGAGCCGGGCTGGGTTTAACCCGCTTTCCGTTACCGTCCCCCACAACAAACCCGGACAGAGCAATAACCCTACCGCTGGCCAGCACCTCTGCTTCCAGCGCTTTACCACGCTCTGTAATAACAGAATAGTAATCAGTCATGTGTTTCCTCTGCAAAAATATCAACATCAATATGTGCTGTCGTCGCACCTGACATATAAAACGAACCATCCAGACTGATATTTGCGATCACATCAATCCTGCTCAGGTAACTGCGCAGGTTTTTTGCCCGGTCCGTCAGTTGCCGGATCTGGTAATAGAGGGCATTGCTCACCCCCTGATTGCTGTGAACTTCAACCCTGAACGTGTACGGAGCCGCACGCGGCGTATCTTCCCACCACTCCACAACCGTGGTCGGAAGATTTATGGCCCCCAGTGAGCGGCGAACGGCGCCGGCAGTCCCCCTGCACTGATGAACATAGGGGGCCTCTTTTATCACCTGGCGTTTCTGCACCTCCGTCCAGCTGTCATCCCAGAAATCAACGGATCTTTCCCACGCCAGCCACGGAAGAAGGTGTTCCGGACAGGTGTCAGGATTTTTCACCTTACGCACCATGTCGGTATCCAGCGCCGTAACCTGTTCCGTTGTGGCCTGCTCCTGCGCCCGCTCCGGATGAATGGCCGAAGGAGGAAGCAGGGAACGAAATTTATCAACCATTACCGTTTCCCTCTTTTCGTGTAACGTTAATCGTGGTACACCACGGCGCCTTACCGGCGTCAGTCTCCAGATCGTCAACCGGGGAAATCAGTTTCACCCTGATAACACCGGGCTGTTGCAGCGCGGCATAGATCGCAGAAAGCGGGACGACGGATTTTATTCGCCGGGAAAGGAGGGTGTAGGCCCGCAAAACATCAGTTGCATTATTCAGAACCGTCTGTGCGTCAGGACCATCCGGTATCTCAAGTTCGGCGGTCACGGTATACCTGACGATCTCCGCACTTTTAACGCTCACAAAGTCAGTCAGTGGCCGGACATCATCGGCACTCAGAGTACGCCTGACAGCATCCAGCAATACTCCCCCCGCTGCGCCATCACCGGTTCGTGACAGAACATACACATCCACTTCACCAGGACGGCCGTGCGTCTCCGGCCCAAAGGCATCCGCGTCCAGCACATCGTTATCAGCCGATTTAGCATAAAAACGGTACGCGTTACGCGCGCCGGCCGTGTTCATCTGGGCCCATGACAGCTGTATGCGCTCACGAAAAGCGTCATCACTTTCATAAACAGGTTCGACAGGGGGGACCGCATCCTGATCGCCGGGGTCAATCACCAGGCGGGAAACGTTGAAGGCTGCCCCCACCTGGCTGAGATCGGCCCCTCTGGCGCTGGCAAGGAAGACCGCCCTTACCGCGTCGTTGACACGCTGAAACGCCAGCGTCAGCTGGTAGGCATTGATTTCCCCCTGTTTATACGCCGGGTCAGATTCGACCAGGGCATCGAATTCCGGATCCAGTTCACGCAGGCGCGCCAGCCAGCGGTTAAAAATATCGGTGGCATCCGGTACCACAATCGCATCCGGTACCGCCAGCGCGGACAGGTTAATTACGTCGTAACTGCTTGCCATAAATCTGTATGCCTCCGGTGCTGACAGGAAGATTATTCTCTTTGTTGATCCCCTCGATATCGACGACACACCCTGTTTCATCGGCCGGGAAAGTGACCATCACACGCGTGACCCGCAACCGGGGCTCCCAGCGTGCCAGCGCTGAGGCCGTGGCCGCGATAATCCGCAACCGGGTGAGATCGTCGCGAGGGTTGTCCACCAGCGAAAACAGGTCACTGCCGTAATCGCGCACCAGCACGCGGCTGCCGAGCGGTGTGGAGAGGATATCGCTGACGGACTGGCGCAAATGATCGCTGCCGGACAGGCGTTTACCGGTCCGGCTGTTTACACCGTTCATAATGTTTTTCCGTATGAGGATCGCCAGGCGGCGGAGAGTTAACCGAAATAATCCGGGCCAGTTTTATCCTTGTTGCCGGATTTTTTAGAGGATTTCGCAGGCTTGCGGATATCAACCACCAGGTTGTACGTGTAGCTGAACCCGGCAGGCGTCAGGGAATAAACCAGCGATTCCACCACCCAGGCGCGATCTTCCCGCTCGCCAAAGCCGGACGTGGATACGCCGGATTCGGCCGTAAGCGGGATATGTTTCGGGCGGCACGGTCCCGTCACCGTCATTTTCTGCTCATTGCGCCGGGCCTGCGTTTTTTTCGATTTGGCCTGCTGGTCAGCAGTGGCCTTTGCGGGCTGGGTATAGGGATTCGCCATCGAGGGGCCGTCATGGTCAACCGTGGTGGTTTTGGTTTTCCCGTCCGCTTCATCGTAATAGCGCACGCCTATTTTGCCTGATGACTTACCGCTGCTGCCGGTCGCTTTCCCCGTCGAACTCCCCCGCTCGCCCTCACTGTATGACCAGTTTGAGACTTCCTCCGGAGTGATAACCAGTTCCCCGGTCTGCTCACCTGAGGCGTTAGCCGTTGCGCCCTGCCGGAGAAAAAGCCAGTACCCGCCGGAGGGTTTGCTGACGGCGTTCCAGGTCCGGGCCAGCCGGGTCAGCAGGTTGGCGTCAGACTCCGCCACCTGATCAACATGGTCAATATGGATATTCGCAAGCTCTGTAGCCACTTTCGGTACCAGACCGTTTTCGGTGGCCACGGTTTTAACCAGGTCCGCCAGTCGCAGATTATTCCAGCTCCGGGTCTTCTGGCTCAGCACATCACCGGGCTGTTTCTGCGCGTTCATGGGGGCGGCCGTGGCATAAATTTCCACGCGCCGTGGCGGACCACTGCTGCCGACGCCGGAGACCACGAACCAGCCCTTATCCACAAGCTGGTCGTTGAAGCCCAGAGCCACGCGTAGCCGCGCGCCTTTTGTCGGCAAAGGGAGGGTTTCTGAAAGTAACGTGATTTTCAGCTCGTCCGCTTTTGCCGTGGCGCCGCCGTAATCGGTCAGCGTCATCTCTGCCAGGCTCTGCTGCAACGCGCGGGTGATATCCTTTCCCTCCGCGCTGACGCTGAACGCCGGCGCGTATTCGGGTTTAACAATCTGTTCAGTCATATTAATCCCACAGGCTGAAGGCGGAGTCCTGTACCGGCGGTGCCAGATCCGGCAGGGTGATAAAGAGACCTGACGGGTAAACCGCGCCGGCATCCGCCAGTCCCGGATTCGCTTCAAGCACTTGTGTCACGATATAAGACAGGTTTTCCGTGCCGTAATGCAAAGCGCAGACGGCATCCAGCACATCACCGTCACGGGTTTGATATGTCGTCGGCATAATGTTTCAGCGTCATCGTCCAGTTTTTATTTCGGTGGCCGCCACCGGGCAGGAAACGGTTTGTCGTGTCGGAGAAGTCGATCACCACCCACCAGCCCAGCACATCCCCTTCACCGCTGACCAGCTGCTGTGGCTTGTTCTGGTCGGCGAGATCGTAGAGATCGTTAACGGCATCCACCCCCTTACGAAAGAAGGCATGCGATTCACCTTCAAGCCGGACGGTTCGCCCCGGCTTGCCGGTATACTGCAGCAGGTCCTGTTTGCCGATACGCTCCTGCTCGCTCCATCGCCAGCTGGCTTCACGGGTCAGCTGGTTATACGCCGTGGTATCGATGGAAAAGGCAAAATCGCCCAGCATCATCATCACCCGGGCAGCCTGGGCACCACGCGCCGCGCTGGCCCCTGCCTGCCCGAAGTCTTCAAAGACAGGAATGATTTCACTCACCAGATTTGCCCTCCGTCCAGCATGCTGTTATTACCCGTAAAAGCCGGGTTGCTTTTCGTCACAGCCTCCACCTCGTCAGCAATCCCCCGCTCGTCCTGCCCCGGTGCGCCGTGAATTTCAAACCGGTATTCGAACCGCCGGTTGTCGGTCAGTTGCCGTGGCGCAGGGGCGACGTCCGCTGCATCCAGTTTCTGCAACAACATATCCCAGCGACCTTCCGCATCCGTGCCGGCATTCCCCCGGCCGCCGTCAGCAGTACCTGAAAGCGGTACGGTGCGCGGTACGGCAGTCTGCCCGGGTGTGCCCTGCTCCGTTATGCCCGGTACCACCTGCGGGGATGTTTCTGGCGGTAATGGCGCCAGCAGGGTCCGGGGATAATTATCCCATGCCGTCGGGCCGGTACCGGGTGTGACAGGCTGCTGTGCCGGCGTCATTAACCCATCCTGCCCGAACAGTCCGCCGCTGTTCTCCGGGGTCAGATACTTATCGAGGGTGGTGTTGAATGTCTCCTCGTCATCACGGAAAAAGCCCCGCGTATCCCGGTAAGATTTTTTCACATCGTCAGGCAGATCCGGCGTTTCCTTCAGCTGCTGTTCAAACCATTCTCCCTGGCCGTTTCGCTGCGCTGTCATCCGGGCGATATCGACCGAGCCGGTCCTGGCCAGCGATTTGAGCACGTCCCGCTGATCGCTTCTCTCATCCGGTAAAAGCCAGGACAGTTTTTTCGCCAGCGCGTAGGCCACTTTCCCGACGAACACAATGCCCTGACCGAACGTCAGCACGCCGGGGTAAAGATCATTGCGCAGGAAACTGACTATGCGTTTGATCCCGCCTCCCTTAAACCACTCCGCCATATCATCCGTCAGCCGACGGATATCCGGTGCCAGCTCGTTTCCCAGTTGCCCTGAGATTTCCGCTACAGCGGAGGAGAAGACCGTGCGCAGGCTGGTGATGGCGCGGTTGCCCTCCATCGCCCCTTCAGCCCCCTCTTTCGTGACGAGGTTATAACGCCGCTGCTCGTCCATCAGGTCACGGTAGCTTTTGCCGGACTGCTTCAGCAGCATCAGCAGTTTGCTGGCCTCGCCGCCAAACAGCGAATCCAGTGCAAACGACGCTTTTGACTCGTCCTGCATGCCAAGCGCACGCTCGACGATTTTTTCGAACTGCGCCATATCGCTGAGACCGGCAAAATCCCCCGCCTTAAATCCCAGGGTTTCAAACGCATCCTGAAGGGAACCCTGCCTGCCGTTCTGCCTGTACTCTCCCGCCTTGTGAAGATACTCCTCAAACAGGTCGCCGATGTTCTCCCCGTTCATGTCGTACTGCTTCGCGAGCGTGTCCCAGGCATCAAACGTCGGGATATCGACGCCATAACTTTTCGCCACGCCAGCCCGTCGGGCCGTTTCTGCGTTGGTGGCCGCCGGTGCAATCAGGGTGCCCAGGGCGGAAGCCACCACGCCACCTCCCCCAATCGCCAGCCCGGGAGCCACCATCCCGCCCAGCTGTCCGGCCATACCCAGCCCGCGGCGAAACAGACCTTTACCGGCTCCCTTGAACGCCGCCAGCCGCTGCGCCTTCTGCATCTGCTGGTTCAGCTTCTGCTGCTCGGCTTCGGTTTTGCGGATTTCACGGGATACATCGCTGTAACGCCGTTTAAGATCGCCAAGACTCTGCCCGGCGAGCTTTGCCCGCTTGATTTCCGCTGCCAGCTTCGCCTGGTCTTTCGTCAGTTTTTCTGACTGCTTACCGACATCCTTCAGGCTCTTTTGCAGGCCGTTCGCTGAACGGCTCCATGAACTGTCGATATTGCCGCCAAAGGTAATGACGGCCTTAAGGTTCTGGCTTAATCCGGCCACGATTTACCGCCTCCACTTCGTCGGTGAGAAAATCAGAAAACACGCTGAACGGCATATCCAGGTATTCCGTCATGGGAAAATGCAGGCGCCGCCCGAGAAAGCGTATCGCCCGGATCAGGCTTTTTTCGGTCGCTCCGCGGGCGGGAGCATAAAAACATTAAACGCGTCCAGCAGTTGCGCATAATCTGCCGCCGTCAGTTGCCAGATATCCTGCTCGCTGAGGTTGCACAGCAGCGCAATCATGCGCGCTTCTTTTTCTTCTTCGCTGCCATGGTCTTTAGAAAAAGCAATACGGTCACGGACCAGCGGCTCGCGCAGCGTCACCTGTTCGAGGAGGCCACCGTTCTCGAGAGAAATGGGGGAATACAGTTTGATGACGCGGGTTTCACCGGGAAAATTCATAACACTCTCCGTAAAGTAAAAACGGCCCGCAGGCCGTTATAGAAAGGAAGACAGACTCAGAGGCGGACTTTAGCCGCCAGGCCGGATAACACATCCACACCATTAACCCGTCGCGCGAAGCGCTCAGTATCAATGGCAAAAAGTTCGCGGCCGTCTTTGGTCTGGCGGTAATAGCTCACGGCGATATCTACCGTGACAGCGTTTTCCGACAGGTTGTCCTTACTCCGCGCGTCCGGGGTGACGGTCTGCACAAAGCCCTCGATCTCCTCGATGGTGCCCAGCGCGGTACCGTTCGCCAGATAGCCCTGATAAGCTGTAAAGCGCGGACGGCTGCCGCTGACAAAACCGAAAGCGGTCAGCATGTCCACGTCCACACCGTAAAATTTCAGCTGGCAGGTCAGTGCCTCCATGCCATCATCCACGGGAGAAGGTGCATCCTGCGCGCCGGTGCGCAGATCGGTTTTGACAATGGACAGAGCCGGCGGCGTAAATTCATGCGCGCCCTGAATACGGATCCCCTGCCGGAAGAAGGTCCAGACGCGTAACGTGTTTTTCTCGCTCATGCTGCCAGCATCTCCTCAAGCGCATAGTTGTTATTCACCCGGACGCGCAGGCTGATAAGCTCAGTCGGCGATTTCGGGCCGAAGTCATAGTTGATGTACAGCACACCCGCCGCCATGCTCTCAGCGGTGTTAAGCTCCTCATCCAGCCAGGCGCGGCCACCAAAAATGGCACCGAGCCCGACCAGCTGGCGCATATAGGCGTTGATGGTGCCGATAATGTCGTCGGCGTTTTCCCGGTCAAGCGGACGGTCAACATATTCCAGCATCGTTTCCTGAATGCTGTCCTCGATGACGTCAGCGGTACGGCGAACCGATTCGAAGCGCCACTGTGGGTTGGTACCACACAGACGGTTGCCCCAGTGCTTAAACCCGGCCCGGCGGATGATGGTGGAGACGTTCTGCATGTTAAGCAGGTTGGCGTCGCAGTTTTCATCACCGAGAATGAACTCGTCTATCTGCTCCACGCCGAGGATATTGTTGATATCCTGGTTGGATTTACTCCACCACCAGCCCTTCTCAAAGTCGATACGGGCACGCAGCCCCGCCGCAAAGGCAGAATACGGGCGGTAGACCAGCTGACCGTCAGCGTTGCTGACCTGAACGCGCGGGCGCAGCAGTTCAGTACGCATGCCGTAGGACTGACGACGCTGAACCACTTCCTGCAGGGTGGCGCCGGATTCACAGTCAACATATGCCACTGCACGCAATTTGCCGGCAACGGTCTCCAGCGCCTTACCCACGGCATCATCCTCACTGAACCCCGGTGCTATCACGATACGGGGCTGGTACGTCGTCACCGATTTTGCAGATGACAGCGAGCCGATCCCGGTCAGCACCGCCACACGCTGTTTCGCTTCGTCGGTTTCTTCCGACACACGAACCACCACCGTCAGGGCATTTCGCTGGGCGTTGATTTCGGTGAGCGCCTGTTTCAGCGTACCCTTATCGCCGAGACGGGAAAGCATCGTGGTACCGACAATCGCCACCGGCGTATTCAGCGGGAACGGCTCATCCTCGCCACCGGACAGCTGCAGGCTGAACGGCGTGACAATACCGCTGCCGCTCCCCTTAGCCGTCATCTTCACATCCGCCACCGTGCCGACTGCAGCAGCAACGTCTGCCGGGGTTGCCGTCAGCTTTCCGGTGTCGTCACACCCCAGCGTGATGGTCAGCGTTAATGCCGTTGCGTCCCACGCAGCCGTCGTATCCACAGCGGCGGGATTTTCTGCATCAGGAACACCGGCTACCGCCTCAACCTGCAGGACATTGCCCGCCCTGCCGGCGATCGTCGCGGCAAACTCCACAACGTTATCCAGAACAGGCGTCCCGACGGTACCCGCTGCCGGCGTTCCGGCTGAGGCATCCGGCGCGGTACCCACCAGACCGATAATGGCCGTCTGGATCGTCGTGACCGCGACCGTACCGGATGTCAGTTCGATCGTTTCCACACCATGTAAATTCGCCATTCATTTTCTCCAGGCATAAAAAAACCTGCCGCGGCAGGTCACATTTTTTGATTGGGGGGATTTGTGGTACCACCGCCGTCACCATTTTCTTTGTGATCATGGCGGTTATAGGTTTCGCGGATCCCGCTCATTTTCCCGGTACCGTCCGAAATCTCCTGGGTTGCACCGATATTTCCGGCCACGTTCGTGTCGGCGTTTATCTGCGTTTTCCCCTGTACGGTCAAGGTATCGGTAATTTCCACCGGACCGTCCAGCGTGCCTTTCCCGGTGATTTTGTAGGTCCCACCCTCCGCCAGAGTGATGGTCAGGGCATGCGCGGCACGGTCATAGCGGATCTCGGTACCGTCGCCGTAACGGGTGATATGCTCGCTGTCGCTGCCCTCCGGCACCGGCAGACCGCCGGTATTCCAGCCGGGAAATACCCGGCCATTATTCAGCTCGCCCGCCTCCGACAGTACCGTGACTGCATCCCCGACCGCATACGGATTGGAGTCAGCCCGGTTAGTCCCCGAAAAGCCCTGGCAGAGCGGCAGCCAGGTGGTGGTGATGTCGCCCAGGTCCACCCGGCATTTCGGTATTCCGTCATGCTTAACGGAATGAATAACCCCGCGCCGGACAATGTTTGCCAGGCGGCGCTGTAAATCGCCCTCGATATCACTCATCGGGTTTTGCCTCGTAAATCAGCTGATAATCGTCCACATGTGCCCGGCCAATATCCGGCGCCTTACCGAGCCAGACAGCATTCAGCGGGGCATTGATCTGCGCAAACGGATCCGCACCGAAGGCCGCTGACTGTGTGAAGGATATACGCCAGACCAGATAATCATCCATGCGCGGATCAAACTCATCGCGTGACGCATCGATAAACACGGCTGGCTCCAGACTGGTCAGGCCGAACAGCTGGCCATCAATCCACTGGGTGATATCTGCGGCCGCCGTGCGCAGGAATATTTCCGGCCGGCTGACACCCGCGCCGGCCGCATCCACCACCACGAACAAATCGCAGGACAGATTAACGTTGAGCTGCCCCTCGTTGCCCCCGCCCTGCTCCCAGCCGTTAATGGAGAAATACACCGCCGGCGTTGTCAGCCCGTTAAAGCGGGGGACATTTTTTTCCGGATAGGCATCGGCGTCGCGCACCCAGTCAATTTTTTTCAGCGCACCGGTGACAGCATCGTGGTACTGCCCCAGCAGCAATGGCTCGGCCATGGTTAACCTCAGACAGAAATACGGGCTTTCACACGCCCGCGCAGATCGGTTTCAAAGTGATGCATGAAAATCTCCATCGCCTCGGCAAAGGCGTTATCTTCGATGTAGTTCAGCATCGGCTCATAAATATCAATTTCCGCTTCGCGGGTCCGCCGGGTGTCAGGATCGCGAATGACCACCGTCCGCCTGTTTTCCCGACGGGAGCGTGCCACCTCCCCGTTTTCATACGTGCGCGGTGAAAGCAGGCTCCCTTTTGGGGTAAAACCCGCGTTTTCTGCCTGGCGCCGCGCCTTAATAAACCGTCCGGTGGATTTATCCCGCCGGGTATGGTGAGGCCTTACCCGCCCGTTAATCCGGCCTTTCAGGTCTTTGACCTTGATGGCATTGAGACCAAACCAGAGACGAAAATTATCCAGTTTCGACTGAGAACTACGATCAAGGCGAAAGGAAAGAAGACGCCGGCGCACCATATCCAGGCTGCGCGGCGCCAGACCGTCCTTCATGTCAGCAACCGCTTTCTTACGCAGCGTGGCGGCGGTGCGTTTCAGCGCGCGGGAATACGCCGCCCGAAACTGCTTATGAGTGGCACCGATGTTCTCCGCAATCCGCCAGATGGCATCCACATCAATATCGACGGGTAAATCCCGTCGCAGTCTGGATTCACGCGCCATATCAGCTCCACTTATTGATTTCCGGCTGCGGTTTACCCGGTGCACCATACGCCAGGGTGACGCGGGTCCGCCCTTCTTCATCTGCACCAACGTGCGTTACGCGGTAAGCGGTACCGTTAATTTCCACCTCATGGTGCTTCTCAAGCCCCGCAATATCGGCGGTCATCGCGCTGAATGCCGAGGCCCGGTCCTGAATCTGCCCCCCGCCGGGCACATCAACAAGCGCATCCGGCGTCTCAAAAATCACGGTGACAGGACGCAGTTCACTGCCGATGGACAGGACGGCAGGCACCTCTTCGGCAAATGCCCGGGAGATCCGGGCATCTGCTTTTAACAGGCGTTGACGAAAGCGGTTCATCAGTAGCCAAGCCGGACCGGAACAATTCCAACATCAGCTGCCGCGTCTGCCCAGGCCGTTCCGGCCAGAGGATTAGGTGCGGCCGCTTCTCCCGCCTCAACGGTCAGTTTACCGTCGGCCAGATAGAGCTTCTGACCGACAGTGACTGCTTCCGCCGCCTTTGGCAGAACGAACACGCCCGTGGTGTGCAGCACGCCCCACAGCCCTGCCGGGATGTCATCGTGAGCGACGCCTACCAGTGATCCTGAAAGCACGGCGTCACCCGAATGAATATCGGTCGCACCGGTATTCTGAAAATCCAGGGTGTTGCCGTCCTGCTGATAATTTTTCGCCATTTTTCTCTCCAGACAAAAAAGGAGCAGCATTCACCACTCCGTTATAAAAAAACCGTCAGAAGACGGTTGTTATTTTTTGGTGACTTTAACCATGCCACGCCAGTCAAGCGGAGCCACCCCGGCATCGATACGCACCTTGAAGGCGGCACCGTCAACGGTGAAGCCCTGCTGCTGCTCCAGATACGGCGTATCAATACCGTCCAGATACGCCACTTCGATAGTGTCGCGTCCCTGCGCAGCGGTCAGGTAGTAATCCGTCGGGCTGCTGTCATCCAGACGCGCCTCAGAGGCCACCGTCACAAAGTTCTGGATCGGGTTAACGATACCGCTGTTCGCATCCGCACCCGGCACACTTGCAGACTTGATGAGCTGGTTAGCGCGAGACTCGATTGCCACCGGCGTCAGCATGTAGGCCGGACGAATATTCAGACGGCGATCGCCAGATTTTTGCAGCAGCATCGCCTTACGCGCCGTATCCAGGCCTTCGATACTCAAATCGGCGGAGACAAGGTTGCCATGATCGGCGTGGAACAGCGGCTTCCCATCGGACATTTTTGGGTTGCTGGTCAGCACCGCCCACACCAGATCGCCCACGGTGGCACGCGCAGCAAGCCCCATTGCCTGCGGGATACGGGTCAGCATGTCCAGGTCGTCGTTGATGATGGTCTGGCGGTCAATGCTGAACAGTTCGCCATAGGTCGCCAGGGCAATTGGCTCGCCGCGATCCTTGATGGTGACATATTTATATTCCGCCCCGGCGCGAACCTTGCGAAGCGATGCGAGTGATTCCAGACCGACGCGGTGCGCGGTTTTGAAATCGGTCAGCGTGCCCTTGCGGATCCACTGTTCGAACGTCTCTGTGGCCTCATCCCAGCCCATCAGCGCCGCCTTGTGCGCCACATCCATCAGGATATTGCCGAAATCGCTGCTGCTGTGGGTGAACGCCAGCCCGACCATCGACTGCGCCGTACCAGCACCGGAGATACCAATGCCGCGATCGACCAGGGAAGCGCGCGCAAGTTCGCGCAGGGTGTAACCGTTATAGGCGTTATCCTTCTCGGCCTGCGCATAGCCCGCACGGGTCATTACCGCAGCGCGAATGGAATCACCCACCAGATTGCCGTTGCCGGCATAAAGGTGAATGGCACCCGGACCGGCGCTCGGGGTGGTACCCGCCGCCAGCGCCTGCAGAAGCTTGTCGCGGGCCTTTTCGGCGTTGCAGGAGAAATCGGCCAGGCATTCCGCCTTCAGCGTCGCGAAGGTCGGGAACGCCTCAAACACGGCTGAGACGGAATTCACGCGCTCCGCGTTCGCCGTCTGCATCTGCTGCTGCAGCTGCTGGGCCAGCGCGGTGATATCGATGTTTGCCATTTGCTGCACAGGCTGTTGTGGCGCTGGCGGGTTCAGGTTCGCCTGTACCGGCGCGGGCTGCTGTACGGGGGCAGGCTGCTGTGGCTGATTCACCGGAGTTTCGGCACGCGGCGCAAAAAGGGATTTAATCTGTTCTGGCATGTTCTGGTAATCCTTCAGTTTATTTTCATTCACACAGGCCGCGGCCTGCAGTTCAGGTTCAAGCGTGTCGGCGAAACCTTTTTCCACCGCTTCGGCACCGTTAAGCCAGGTCTCCGCTTTCAGCATCGCTTCCAGCTCCTCCTGCCCCAGTCCGGTTTTGTTCATGTAGGCGCTGAGCATCAGGGCTTCATTCCGGTCAAGCCAGGCTGCATAGTCGCGCATATCGTCAGAGTCACCGGCAATGCCGCCCCACGGTTTGTGGACCATAATCCAGGCGTTCTCCGGCATGTGCACAGTGGCGCCGGGCAGGCAGACAATCATCGAGGCCATGCTGGCCGCCACGCCGTCTACCCAGATATCCACCTTCGCTTTCAGCCGCGACAGGGTGTTGTAGATGGCAAAACCCTGCATGACATCGCCGCCCGGGCTGTGGATATGCAAATCCACCGCGCTGGCCTCAAACACCCCCGCCTCTTTACAGTCAGTAACGAACTGCTGGGCAGTGATGCCCCAGCCGCCGATCACGTCATAAAGGAAGATTTCGACGCGACCTGCGGCCAGCGCACGGATTTCATACCAGCACTGGCCGTTTGCCGCATCGACACCCGCCAGGCTGGCGCGGGGGTTAATCATCATCGTCCGGCTCACGCCGTTTATCGTCTGGTTTTGCCGTTGCATCTGGCATCGCTCCTTTGTCATTGGCGGCGTCGGAATCAAACACCAGCCCGTGTTTACGGTTAAATTCAGTTTCACGCAGTCGCTGACGCTTAACCTCCTGAGGATTTTTCCCCCTGGCCCGCGCCCATTCCGCTTCGGTTCCGGCACCACCGCGCACAATGGCTTTCCAGGCATTAGCCTCTTTCCCCGGGTCAATCCAGGGCATCACCGGCCCGAGATAGAGCGCGTTATAGAGGGAGTCTGGATCCACATCCGGCGGGACTTTGATGCCGCTCAGTAGCGCCATCGCCAGCCATGCCCGGTACACAGGACGGCTGTGCTGACCAACAAACCACTGCTGCAGGACGTTGTACCCTTCGAAGCTTTCCACCAGCTCCTGTCGCTGGGAGCTGTAGGTGCCGTTGTAATCCCGGGCAATGCTGGAATAGCTGCCGCGTGTACCGGCGGCCACGGCCCGCATCTGCCCGTTGCGGAATTCATAGAGGTGAACATTCGGGCGGTTTGACTCCACCATGCCCAGGTCTTCACCAGGGCGGAGTTCGTCGTAAATCATGCCCGGCGCGATATCGTAGTGACGCTGGCCGCCGGGCGTTGAAAACTCACCGTCATCGCCAAGAGACTGCGCATCGCCGCGCTTGATGTAGAAGCCCAGCGCAGCGGCAATACGGGCGGCCACACGCTCACTCTCCTCATAATCTTTAATGTCGGACAGACGGGTAATGACCCCGTGGATCAGACTGATACCCCGCAGCTGGTGCAGGCGTTTGCGTTGCGCGAGGTGTAGCATGTTCTCTGCTGAAACAGTTTTTAGCTCAGCACTGAACCGCGTCATGTTTGCCGGATGGTATTTGTAAACCCGGTACCCAACGGGACGCCCCCAGTCGTTCACAATGATGCCCTGGCGAACCTGCTGACCGGCGGTGCTGTTCAGGTTGAACGGCACAAAATCCGCCTCCAGCATTTCCAGAGAAAATGGTACCGACGTGGCATGCTGCAGGCCGGGTACGTTTCCCCTGACCAGTTGCGTGAACACTTCCCCGTCGCGCAGTGCAGAACGTAACAGCAGACGTTCAGCCTCCGGCCGGGTAAACATGCCGGTCACCTCAGGACGCACTGACCACTCCGCCCAGAGCGCCGAGAGTTGTCCGGCGAAATCAGAATGGAGGTTTCCCTCAAGATCGAGAGGCTGGGGCTCAACATGGATACCGTGGGCACCGATAACCCGGTCTTCCATTTTGTCGAACAGGCCGATCACCAGGTCGTGGTTTTCGTCGAGCCACCGGGCCTGCTCCCGCAGGGACTGACCCGCTGCAAATACTGAGGTGTCCGCTGACTGGCTTTGTTTTTTCGCTTTGTGCAGGCGCGACGGGTTTGCCGCTTCATAAGCATTGAGCCGGAGGCGGTCCCGCGCGCGTGCCGCCGCCCACCCCGGCGCCAGCGCACCCAGTGTTTTTTCAAAAATGCCCATAGAACGCCTTACAGAAAGTTAGCGAGTTTGTACGAACCGCCGCGGCAGTTAACCGTCCGCCAGCGCCGCTCCCAGTAGTCAAGCTCTTCGCGCAACGCTTTTGGATCGTGGTTGGTTATGGCGCGACCGTTCACACCGGTGAACGAAATGCTCTTGCCGTCCAGTGAATCCTGGTAGGCCTGGCGCACCATCAGAAGCGTTTTCCAGATGTCATCTTTCGTCACAGCAACCAGCCTCCCTTACCGGAAGACCCGAGCCAGCTGCCGGAGAGAGCGGTGTCCTTTTCAGGCTCAGCCTTAACAGGCGTCTGAACAGGTTTTGTTTTTTTCACGGTTATCTCCCGGGGGCGTTCCCCTTCAAAAATATTTGGATTCAGATCCTGCAGCTCCGCCCATGCCGGCGGTTTTTCCCAGTCACGGATTTTTTCGTACCCGCGCAGGACCGCCACTGCGTGGGCGTAGCAGAACAGGTCAAAGGCTTCATTGTCGCCCTTACCGGGTTTTCGCCATTTGCCGTCCACGCCGCGCTCTTCGTAGGTCAGCTCCTCGTAGAACCATTCACCCAGCCAGTCAGGAAAATGGATGTATCCGCCTCCAGGGGTTTCGCGGTCCAGATTGTTGCTGAGTTGGTCCTTAAGCAGGTCAGTCTGCAGCAGATACACCGGCACCTCGCCACGCGCATCGGCGCGGCGGTCGCTGCGTTCGGTATTGTTCGGATGGGTTCTGGTGATTATTTTCTGGCGCTTTGTACTGTCGCCCTTGACCAGGTAAACGCGTTTACCCAGGCCATCGCGCCGGCACTGGCGCCAGAATTTATAGGCGTTGTCCGTCACGCCTTCTTCACCCCCGCTGTCGACAGCCATCGCCAGCACCGGCATACGACGCACCGGGTCAGACTGCAGCGCATAGGTTTTTTCCAGCACATCGGAGACCAGCAGCTGCCAGTCCTCCGGGTACGCGCCAGGATGGATCGGCTCCGCCTCTCCATGCTCATTGCAGCGTAGCGACTGGCGGATGTTGTAGCGATCCACCAGCCAGCGCTCGCCGTTTTCGCCATAGCCGATAATCTGCACGACGAAACGACGCTTTTTGCCGCCCTGGACGTCAACAGCAGCCAGCAGGAAACGCACCTTCGGCGGGACCAGGCGTTTACCGTAATCCTCCGCCCGCTGCATCAGTACATCGGCGCGCCGCTGTTCGCTGGCAGCGCGCGGCAGGTACGGCAGACCCCAGTCGGTATTGATAACCGCCTTGAGGGTTTCTTCGCTGCCCGTGGCCTCGTATTCCTGCTCAGCAGTCAGCAGCTTGTAGACCAGCTGTGCCCAGGTCTGATACGCAGCTGCAGGGCCTTCCATCCAGAACGACGCTATGCGCGAGCGTCGCGGCTCACCGGAAATGTTGCCGTCACGATCAATGCTCTGACCCTCACGCAACCAGACTCCAGCACCGTTAAGCTCGCGCTTTTTATCCGCGGTGATAATGCTGCTGCAGTGCGGGCAAAGCAGGTGTGCCGCCTCACTGGCTTTGACCGGATCCGGTTCATCCCGGTAGCCGGTCATGGCCTCCATGGCTGGCTGGAAATATTCACCGCACTGCGGGCACGGCCAGTACCAGCGACGGCGATCACCACGGTTGTACAGGGAAAGAATACCGGTCGTCGGTGGCGCTTCATGAGGAGACTTGCGGCGCCATTTGCTGTCACGAATATCAATATCACGCCCCGGAGAACTCTCTACCAGGGTCATCCCGGCGGACATGAAGGTGGTTGTACGTTTGGAGGCCAGTGAGAAGCCGTCGCCCTCGCCATCAATATCTGCAGGGAAGCGGTCATAATCCGTCAGCGCCACACACTTAAAATCTGATGACGACATGACATTGATGGATGGCCAGCCAATTTTCAGGAAGCTACCTGAAAGGAAATACTTATCGTGAACGTTGTTGTCATTACGCCGGGGGCTCAGGTTTTTTCTGACCTCCGGGCTGCAGCGAAATGTTCGGGCAAGACGCTTTTTGGAGTGCTCCTGCGCCTTATCCTGTGTCATTTGCACCAGCAGCATATCGGACGGATCACAGACGATGTTGTAAACCACCCATCCGTCAATCAGACCATTTGTTTTACCCGTTCGGGCAGGCCCGACGAATATCACGGCGTCGAATTCACGTGATGCCAGGCAGTCCATTGGCTCCAGAATATAAGGCGCCACCATCGGATCCCAGGGGACGGAATTACCTCCGGAGGTGGGGACACGCATATATTTTGCTACCGCCACTGATACAGGCATTCTGCGTGGTGCTTTAATAAGGTGTCCGGTGTCACGTTTCAATGTGAGGGCGGTCGCCAGTGCCGACATTATTCCTCCTCCTGGATGTCCTCCTCTGCTTTCTCTTCGTCACTCATGACCCGCCGGGCAATTTCATCGCGGAGATCGTCAATAATCGACTGGACGCGGGAAACCGTTGCAGGATTAAGCGCACAATCTCGCTCAAGAATATCCGGCAAGGTCTCAAGAACCTGAATCATGGCCTTCGCCATTTCGGCAAACTCACGGGCAACATCTGAAGCGGGAATAAGCTCTCCTACTTCCTGTTCAAACTTCAGCCTTTCACGCTCTGACTGATACCAGGCTTTACGGTCCTGAGGCTCCATTTCCCCTTCAGCTACCGGGGCAGGCATTTTCATCAGCTCAGCAAGGACATCCGTCAGGCCATACAGCTTCAGGTTGCTGTCGTTGCCACCTGCAGGACGGACATTTTTCAGCCTGGCTGACACCGTCTGGCGATGCACACCGGACAAGGCCGCCAGCTGGCTGACGTTAAGCTGCAGTCGCTTTAATTCATGATCCATGAATAGCTCCAGTGATGAACAAAAAACAAACAGAATCGACACCGGAAAAATTTTTATCCCGATGTTTCAATGAATTGAAGTGGTGGTGATGGCCGATAAAAATGCAAAAATTTGGCTTTTTCCGCGTGTCCTGGCCCCCTCGGTGTTCAGAATCGCCAGGAGTACCTTTTGCAAATGAGAGCAATTATCATCTTTGCTTTGATGCCAGCAGAGATGCGCCCTTACTGATAGCTGCAGCCAGCGATTCAGCCAGCACTTCAGTCGGGATTAGCGGCAACCGTGAGGCCCAGAATGCCCGTGTTCTCACCCAGTCCATTTCTCCGGTAAGTTGTGCTGTAATGGCATCCCGGAGCTCTTTGATCAGGGCCGCTTTCGATTCTTCTTTCTCATACAGAGGGTTATTCATAATCATGTCCAATATCAGTAGTTTTGATGAATATGCGGGAAGGGTATTTGCGCTGCTCTACGAATCGTTTCCAATCCCAGTTGATTTAACAATCGGAGATATTCTCGGACAGCAGGATTTATACATGCACCACGGTATACCAGACGAGATGATGACTGAGTGCGAGATTGCATCGTATACCGTTCAATGGCTAGCCAGCGCAGGCTATCTGAGCATGCAAGCAGGAAACGGCAATGATTTTTTCAATCTGGTTCTGACGGAAAAGGGGCTGGAAGTGATGAAAGCCATTCCGGGTGCGATTGACTCGCAATCTCAGCCTCTGGGTAAGCAAATTTCAGCGGCACTAAAATCAGGCACAAAAGAAACCCTGAAACTTCTGACCAACCAGGCACTGGCAATAGGTATTAAGATTGCCGCTCAGAAATTTAGATTTTAATACAAGCAGTGTCGCAAGTATTCACTGTATGCCTGCTGTAATGCCAATCCCTTTTATTGGATAACGGTTGTTATCCGGTGATGATGATTTATGTCGTTACATTTAAATGTGCATTTTGTTTGCATTATTTGAGCAAGATGTTAATGTCCCAGAGCCTTAGAGCAAGAAGCACATAAACATAACAAAAGATTCAATTCATAATTGCCCCGCACCTTGGGCATTTTTTATGACCGTACTCTACGCAAGCCCACCAGCAGGGGAGCTTTGGTTCTGACAGGTTGTGGTGCCGGGTGCCTCCCGGTGAGCCTTTTGGTTAACCAACCTTGACCCGCTTGCTCCAGAAATTCACGATGCCCCAATGTAGAAGAGTCGTCAGGTTAATTAGCCCCGCCGCTTAGGGGGATTCACCACGATTTAACTGTAACACATGAATGCTGAGCGAGTGTGGGGCTATGAGAATCTGCTACGGTTAAAGTCCAGAGGAGAGACTGTGTCAGAGCCTCATGGATGAGGTTCTAATTTGGATGGCAGTTCTTCTGCCACGCTTTGTTATGCGCCAGAATGTCTTTCTTCGTCTGGCGCTCCAGAATACCGATGTCTTTAACTGATAGATAATTTGTCAGCTAACCCCCATCTTTCTGCCTAAGTAAAATCTAAATTCTTTCCGCTTACGCTTGTTGATCTCATGCTGGATGCCAGGCTGTTCATGACTCTGATGAGGAGTTTGCCAACTCCAGGGAAACATCGATAAAAAGAGCATGTGAAACTGAGACTTTGATCGCCCTCCATGCGAGGGCATTTTTTACAATGCTGCGCTTCGCTTGTTAAATATCGAGTATTTTCTACAATTTAATGGTGCTTTGCTATGTCAGGTAAAGCCGTCGTTCAGAAATACCCGTGTGCTCAAGGACGAGCCATCCCTAATTCTTTCTCTCCTGCTCGATCTGCCTTATGCCAGCGAAATTATTGTTGCCCTTCTCAATTACGGCCAGTAGCGGCTTAATCCACAAAACAGCCTGGCAGTACGTCATTGAGCTGGCGGTAAAGGCACGATCATCGGCTGCATCAGGTCCGTCGGTATCGGCGTGCAATGCGCCGGAACGTAAACGGTACGCGTATTCGAGCAGCCCACCAGCGACATCAACAGGAACAGGCAGATCACAGGTTTTTTCATGGCGGAGAATCTCCCGGTATTTGATGACGGTTTCTTCGGTACCAGTGTCAATCAGTGAGTTCAGCCTGTTGGAATGCTCAGTGATTTGATTGAACCGGTTAAAATTGAACGCCTGCGTCGCAATAACCTGCCCCTGCAAAGTGTTGTCACTTCTCAGTACGTCGTTATCACTCTGCAGGCTGCTGGCGTCTGAACAGCTTTTAACGAGTGCGACTGACAGGCCAGCAATGATGACAATCGCGACTGGGAAAAGATTAAGTTTCACTGGTCTATCCCCCAGCATGCCAGAGCGCTTTCCTGATCGCGACGTTCCACCTGACCATAGCAGCCGTTCTTCTGGCCTTTGGTCAGGCGGCAATCACGCCCACCGTCTTTAATCCACCAGCGGATAGATTCACAGGCCCCTTTCCGGTCACCAGCATTGATGCGCTTATAGAAAGTGGAAGGGAAACATTTTCCCGGACCGATGTTATAGGGGCAAAAGGAAGCAATCCCAGCCTTCTGTGGAGCACTTAGGGGTACGTGAATATTACGTTCAACCCACGCAAGCGCCTTATCCCGTTCGATGGCGTTTACCTGGTCACATTTCGCCTGAGTCAGCTTCATGCCCTGCACCACCGGTTTACCATCAACCATTGTGGCACCACGGCAAATCGTCCATATGCCTCCACCGTCTTTGTATGCAGTGAGGCTATTCCCCTCTTTCTCATTCAGGAACTGATCGAGGATTGTCGGTGCAGATGCGCCAGCAAGAACCAACCCAAGAACAGCTGCGCTCAATTTCGCCCGGTTCCCCATTACTCACCTTCCTTTTGTAACGCCTCAACGACCACGCTTGCAGCTGCAGGGCGTTCGTGAAAAGGTTTGTCACCGACCCCTTTCAGGTAGTCATTGACCATTTTTGTGCGTTTCTCGTCTTCTCTGCGCCTACGGCGTGCATCCAGCCGCCCGTTAATATAAGAAGCAAGCGAGATAATCAGGCCGGCAGCGCCAAAGAACATAAACACCAGATCCTGAGTGGTAAATCCAATAGCTGATGCCAGAGCTGCCACCCATGCAAAGAACTGAGTGAAGATGTTCCCTGAATCGTTCATTTTCATGGTCTCTCACCTCGCAATGGGCGGGGCTGTGTTTGAAAGAGTTGAGATAACCGGGCTGAACTAAACAACAAAATGCATAAATGTTTATTCCCGGCAGCCTGAATACAAAAAAGGCCACGCATGTGCGCAGCCCGGCAATGTTGACTTGACATACTGATGATAATGATTATCATCAGCATTGTCTGAATGTCTTTCCCACCTCAGGAAATTCAGACTATTACTATTGATACTAGCCCGTATTTTCGCCCACAACGTTTCCTCCTCGGTGGGCTTTTTTTTCAAAATTCCTGGGCGGGATCGTTGACGCTAAGGAATTGCTCTCAGATGGACCTTGTCCCGCGGTTTTTCATAGCCGCGCTTCTTTTTACCACGGTATCGTTGCGCATCCCTGGCACAGCACGTGCACGCAGTAAACCAGCCATAAACGAATCAATGTTACCCCGCTGCTGTTCCATGGAATTATGTTAACGAACACTGACTTCGCTAATATCAAAATACGCCATCTGACCGATATCCAGAATGATGAATTTGGTGCCATCCCCCCTGTACGCCCCAGATAAAACCAGACGATTATCATAGCGAGCAAGGACGTAATACCAGGCATTATCATGATATAATGTCTGGTATTCTTTCTTGAACTGAGGCTTGTACCAGCCAGCAAAAAGTGAAAACAGCCAGAAGTAAGCCATAAACCCAGTCATCAGGAATTCAACCCGGTGATTATGAATAAAATGTATTTCCGAAATGCATCTAAACGAAACAAGCCGCCCAAACAATCTTATAATCAGCGTAATGAATATGGCTGCAATAACGCATATAGCCAGCGCCTCAGGAATCAGGCGTTTATGAATTACGGAAAATTCCATAGCCGGAGGGACAAAAAGGAGCAACGTCGCAAGGAAAAGCCTGACAAAACTCAAATCATGTACATTATTTTTCTTTTTAATACTCAGAAAAAAAATGACACCAACTCCCCAGCCAATAAGAAATATCACTATAACTGTGACAGCATAAAACAGGCTTCTTGCTATATCATCAACGCCAGCCCCAACAACCCACCAGGGAAAGCCATAGTAAAAGGATGCCCCCCAGCCATAGAAATAAGCACTCCCCCAGCCCAGACATCCCATATAAGCAACAAAAAGTGAAGAATTCCTGAACAGCGCACTATCACCCATATCCCCCCCAGCCAGCCCCCATGTCTCACTATGCGGGCTTTTTTTGCATGTAAAAAAGCTCCTGTAATAAGAGGCCTAGATGTATGACTAATATCAGTATACTGCATCGTGTCGGGGCCTCCTGGTGAGTTCCGTATCAGCACCAGGAAGCCCGCACGGAAAGGGTAGTGTTGAAACAGAAACGCCTACGCGGATCTGCCCCACAACTTGAGGGATTCACAAGGCTATTCTAAATCAGCGAAAAATCACCTCACTGAACCCCTCTCCATTTCTACAGCTATTAGTTTTAATGGTTATCGTCATCCCCGTAATTTGTGCACTAAGAAGAAGTGACTGAAGATTCCATCTGGTAGTATATAATTCTTTATCACCCACTTTCACTGTAAAGGTATCGTCATCATTATATTTTGTATACTCCACCTTTCCAGTTACACAATCAGGTGCTGCCAACACACTTGCTGAAAAGAATGAAAGTGATGCTACTATTAATAATATCTTTTTCATTTTACCCCCTCAACTGCTAATAGCTCTGCGTATTAAAATTGCTCCCAGAGTGGATGAATCCCACAATACTCTATCGTGAGTGATCCCACGCTCTCTTCCGTTTGCCGGGCACATAGAAGGAAATTCATCAGGCGCCATTCTGGAAACTCGTGATGTATGATGATGGCAATTCAGTATTAATGCCACACTTCCCAGGATTGCATTAACCCCTCCAAAAGAAATTCGCCCAACACGAACAGAGTCTTGCCCATGATAGTCAGGCAGAACACTGCTCAGCCTTCCCCAGTTCAGTGTAAGATCAACATCTTCAACTGTCATTGTATAAGAGTGCCCACTGACATCATCAAGTGTCGTTCGGAAGCCCCTTTGGATTTGGCGAAAACGCAAAGCTTCGGCTGTCACCGTAACAAACCGTAACATTGCCCTTGCTACAGGCTGCGTCAGTGAACTTCCGCTATATGACATCAAATCCAGATAAGATGTAGTCAATGAATGGCGATTAATCTGCATCCCCGTACGACCAATCCCCGCAACCCGCTGCAAAGTTGTATAGCTACTGTCACCAGACAATGTAACCGCTCTTGTACCAGGAAAGGTTACGTGTGAAAAATCAGCAAAACGATAAAAGATATTGCTTGTCCTGTTAACAAATCCCGTCACATATAAGTTATTTCTCTCAATAATCAGGCGTAAATTGTCAAACCGTTCTTCCTCTGGATCTAACCCCCTGATATCAACCGCAAACAAATTATCGCCTGTACCATTATCAATCATCAGTAAAGATGTTCCTCCTGATGAAATACTATGTAATGGGGTTCCTATTGCTGAACGAATGGCATTCAGCGAATCCACATACTTCTTTGCTGTGGAGAAATCGACTGTAAAATCCTGGGCGACTGCATTAGCCGAAAGAATAAAAAAGAAAAAAGTCAGCCCCCTGAAAATCATCAATATCATATTTTACAATACTCCTTGATAGTCCTAACAGTGACTATACTTAGAAAAAGAAAAACAAGACCATATATGAATTCGGCTGAGCATCATCGGGATAAGATTACTTAAAGTAATCGAACAGTGTACTTAGTGTATTCCAGAGCATGGTTGCATGTCTGCTCTATTGCTACTTCCGGTAAACTTACATTTTCGTCGCTAACTCCATATATTTTTCGGTAGAGTGAAAAATACTGTCACATGCTGGAGCACCTTCCTTTACCAATACTATAAAAGAAGGAAAAAAACAGATTACATACTGCACTACAACTTTCCCCCTCAATAGCAAAACAATCATATGCAGACTGTTTCCTTACATCCTCGTTATAATAGCAATTGAATAATAATCCAACAGCGTATGCAACATTAACATTTCTGGTCGGATCACTCACTGCATCCCGAGTGTATCTATTTCACCAAAAGAAAACAGGCATAAAAACCCGCGACGAGGCGGGCTTGATGCCATACAGGTACAATTACCCATAATTAAAAACATACAGGACAACTTTATGCAAAGTCAACACTAACGCGCGAAAAAGTGTCGCCATTTGCCCTGTTCATATTAATAAGTTGTTGCCTTTTCGAATTCTACCGCCGCGTGACGCTCCCCCTGACGCAGAGTGTCCACCAGCATTTCATAGAAGGGTTTCCAGTTGCGTGACCATGAGGACTGATGGAGGTCAGGGAGACGCTTCAGAATGGCGCGGTGTACCGTCGCCGAGGAGATAGCAGAGAAGCCATTACCAGAGCAACGTTCACACGTTTTGAAAACCGGTGCGCCGCGGTCTTTGGTCGCTTTGCGGTCCAACACTTCGCCTTTACCACCACACCTGCACCGGGCAAGGATCACTTTCTTTCCTCCGCATGTTCCGCAAACCCTATGCACCAGTTCATTTTTAATCTTTGGCGCCACCACTTCTGCACCGTCGGCGTCGAAAATACCAGGATATTTAACCACATCCTCATTCCCGGAGATAAACCCGGCACCACTGCAACTGTGACATGTCACACTGGTAGCCGCCGAACGGGAGTAATCAGCAAAGGCAAATTGTGCCAACATCTGCATACACCATCCGAACTGCCCACCAGCTGCTTTGCGAACATTCTTCGGTGCGACATCCATCGCATATCGCGCCAACGCATGAACTGCAAGCTGTTCATCCGTTTTGCTGATTCCCGCTTTACCGAAGAACGCCGCAAGGCCGAAGCGCGCACGGCTGCTGGTGGTCCCAATCGCCGCCATAACATCTGTACCGGTGAGACGCTCCGGAGAGGTTCCCTTCACGTCGTCGCTGATGTGCATACCCTGAGGGCTGAAATGTTTGAGCGATGTTTCCAGTTTCATGCGGCCACCTTTTTCTTATAGAAAACCTGCTCACGAACCTGATCGCCGTTCATAAGCATGTCATTGAAATCGCCGTTATCAGGCCAGCGGATGCTGACTTTAACGAGGTCATTTTTCGCCATGAGATTGGCATGGGCGCACTCGAACGCCGCCGCCTGCCCGGTGGCGGAGTGTTTATCCATATCAGCAAAAATAATCAGGTGTTTTACCCCCGCCGACGCGCGGAATTTCTTCATGAAATTGCTGTTCATCACCGCCCAGGTGTTAACACCGTAGATCTGATAGCAGGACAACGCTGTTTCGATGCCCTCCGCAATTCCCAGCGTTGAGGACACGGGAAACATACGAATGGCTACCGATCGGGCGTATTCGAGATAGTTTTCTTCCTGAAGGGACTTCTGGCGTTTGGCACTTTCACCCAGCGGCGCTTTGCGGTCACCTTCGAGCAGCGTCCGATGGAGATAGCACAACTCACCTTTATCGTCAGTGGCGAGGGCGTAGAGGACGTGATAAATCCTGCCTGCATGGCGCTGCTTATCGCAGAATCTGATGGCTTCTGCGGGTAATTTATTGATCCCACGCTGCCTGAGATATTCGGCACCATTGGTACCGTGCAGAGGTGGTAATTTTGAAAATTTGCTGATAACCCGCTGACGCAGCTTCGCGGCAGAGCTGTGAGCAGGGATTTTCTCGCGCTGGTAGTCATTGCCAATCAGCTGATCCACTTCGGCGCAGAGTGCCGAAAAGGTTTTATTGGTCTGCGTGGCTGAAAGCAACTTCATGCCGTCGCCGCTGCCGCACACGCAGATCCATGTACCGGCACCGTCGCGGTCGTCAATACGAAATTTGCCGCGTGCACTGCATACCGGACATTCTCCCTTGTAGTGATTTTTCCCGGTTATCGGCGGCAGGCCGTAATGTTCAAGAATTTCCGTCCAGCGGCCTTTTGCCGCTTCTGCTGTCTTCACGCTGTTCTTCTCCCCAGCATACTACGAATGTTAGCAACCTTATGTTTTGCGCTGATGATCCGGTTTGTGGTGGCCGCGCTGTCGGTGGGCTCACCAACCTTGCTGTCGGCCTTCTCCCGTCCCTTCGCAAATTTGATGAGTTTGTGCCTGATGTAGTTGTTTACCTCCGGGGTAATCTCCATCGGAAAATCGCTCAGCCCGTTGGGCCATTCATTAAACTTTTCGCGGAATGTATGCGCACACCAGCCGTCGCTGATGGGTTTCCCCATCAAAGTGCGCTGGCGCTGATAGAATTTGATCTGGCTCCACCAAGACTGTTTGTCCGATTTGGTGTAAACCTTTTCGCCCTTGCTGAGCTTTTTGATATTGCGTTGCGTGTCAGTTTCCACATCCTCGCCGACCAGCGGTTTAAATCCGCATTTCGGGCAGACGTAGACACCTGCAGGCTTCATGAAATGACACTCCGGACATTCCTTCGGGAGTTTTTCCTCCCGTTCTTCGGCTAGGCGAGCTGCAGCTTCTTTCATCCCGTCGTTTTTCGAGGGCAGATCGTTGTACTCGATGGCGTCAGGAAATCCCAGGCGATGGACGGTACCGCTGTGATCGAAGATAAGGCAGGCATCTTTCCCCGGGGCAGTTCGCAGACCACGACCCAGCGCCTGAAGCCAGCGAATTTCGCTTTTTGTCGGTCGGGCGTAAATGATGCAACGAACGTCACTGTCGAAGCCCGCCACCAGTACGCCGACGCTGACGATGATTTTTGTAGCGCCCGTCTCGAAACGGTGGATCATTAGCTGGCGCTCTTCGTGCGGCGTTTCAGCCACCATGACTTCGGCATTAACACCGGCTTTGTTGAACTGCATAGTGACGTAATTGGCGTGGGCCTTATTGACGCAGAACGCCACCGTCGGCAGATCACGGCCATTACGCAACCAGTTATCGACAATATCGCCCACCAGATCAGAGCCACACATGATCTCCGCCAGCTGTGCTTCGTCGTAGTCGCTGCCATACTCCATCGATGCTTTAGTCTTTACGCCTTTGAGATCCGGTTTGGTTGGTGCGAAAAATTCGTAATTACTCAGATCGCCGCGCTGGATAAGTTCTCCGATGGTGGTCGGCTTAATCAGACGCTGGTAGTAATTCCCCAGGAAGGGTGAAAACGGGGTACCGGACAGGCCAATAACCTTCGCTTTGGTTTCTGTGGTGATCCGTTCAATCTCTTTCAGGATGCGGCGTTTGCGCAGATGGGCTTCATCCACAATCAGCAGATCGATATCCTGAGGAAATTCGCGGCGGATCAGAGTATCGGCGCTGGCGATCTGAATCTGCAGGCTGGGGTCATAGTTCGGATGGTCACGCCAGATAAAACTGATCTGGTCTTCCGGCAGGCCATACTGAGCAAATCGCTGTGCCGTCTGGTTAATCAGGATGGTGTAAGGGGCGACAAACAGAACGCGCATACCACGGCTTACCAGACCAGCAGCAACGAAAGCAGCCAGCCCGGTTTTGCCGCTGCCAGTCGGCATATACATCATGAAAGATTCGTATGCCTTCCAGTCACGGCGCAGCATATTGAGTGCGCGTTCCTGTGCAAAATTCGGTGTGATGTTCAGCATTATCAACCCCTTTACGTTTCACTCTTCCAGGAAAAACCTTCCCGGTTTCATACCCGACCCACTGCGTACCACTTTGCTAGTACGGTGGCGTTTTTGGGCTCTGTCTCTGAGATCTGCACCTACCTAACCAATGGAGCTGCCTTCTGGAAAAGGCCTATTCCCATCCCTCTCCGATCTCCCCCCTTACCCCCCTCTTACCTCTCCCTTACTCCTGTACTAGCAAACAAGTACATCGAGACAGAAAAAGGTAACCGGGAGTAACCACCCCACCAGCAGCTGACACCTTTAAGTCAGACTGCAACCAGGCACCTTTAAGCCCGGCATCATTCAGGTGCGGTGTTGCGTTCCAGCCAGGGGTGGCAGAGCCGTATACCCCTGAATTGCACGGCCGTGTGCTTCAACGAACCAGCGAAGCCTCACATTGGCTTCATGCCTTGCCCGGTTCTCCTTGCGGTAGGACACGGGCTCAGCGTCAAACGTGATTTCGTAAACCTCTGCATACTTCAGCGAGACTTTTCGCCTCAGGGATGGAGGTAAACCCAGTAGTTGCTGTTGTATCCAGGCTGCGTCTGCCTGGCTGTAAAGCGATGGCATTTCAACCTGCACATAATCCGGGTACATATCGCCTCCGGTTACATGTCATGCCTCTGAGTGAGGGTTGTGATTTGGAACGTTGGGATGTGAATAAGGGATCTCTGCATCCAGATGGCATAAAATCGCCACGTCTTCAGGAACCCCTCTGTTTTTCCATTTCCCCACAGCTTGACCACTTCGAGCCTTACCTCGTTTAGGGAAATGCCTTCCAATACTGGCGTTTGTCTTAAACTTCTCTTTTAAAATCTCATAAAGATTCATATCCGAAACCTTTTGCGAAACTATTGTATCAATCGAATGTAGCAAATAGAATCCAAAGTATCAAAGATTTTTGCTACTTTAGTTTCATAACGTATGGAGGATTACAATGAACACGCTGGCAGAACGATTGAATAGCGCCCGAATTGCTGCTGGTCTTACGCAAGAGGCACTTGCAAAAAAATCAGGAGTAACTAGAGTAGCAATAAGTAAGGCAGAACAAGGGCTTACGAAAAGCTTTAACGGGAATACTCTTTTTAAAATAGCCACAGCTCTTGGGTGTGATCCTCAGTGGCTTCAATCAGGGAAAGGAGAAGATAAAGCGTGGCACGCCAACGTCAAAGCAAGTACCCAACCAGAGATTCGTTACAGTTATCCTCTCCTAAATTGGGTTCAGGCAGGGCAATTCGCACAGAGCGGTGATAATTACAGCATGTACGATCTTGATAACTGGAGAGACTCGGTAAAGTACGCGGGGGAAAGAGGTTTTTGGCTTGAAGTTCATGGAGACTCGATGACCTCTCCAACCGGAATAACTTTTCCTGAGGGGATGTCTATACTCATCAATCCTGAGGCGGATTTGTATTCAGGCTGTTATGTCATAGCCAGAAAAAAGTCTTCGGATGAAGTCACTTTTAAAAGGTATGTGTCTGATATGGGTAGAGAATTTTTAAAACCGCTCAACCCACAATACCCAATCATTGAAATGAATGGAGATTGCGAGATTATCGGTGTTGTAGTTGATGCCAGATGGGATATTTTTTAATTTAAATTTCAAATAGATGCCGGTTTTCCGGCATTTTTTTTACCCACAACCGAAAAAAAAGTATCAAAACAACTTGCCTGCCAATGATACTTTGGTTACGCTTATTTCAACCCATGATAATGAGTGAGTCTAACCAAATGAAAGTAACAAAAGAAACCGCCCTTGATTGCCTTGATAAATTAAAAAAGCTTAACGACCTTCTTGTGGTTGTTGCCAATTCTATACGTGAAAATAACTCTACTCCTGATGAAATTGAGACCTGTATTGGTATTGCATGGGATATAAGCAACTCAGTATTTCAATCAATCCAGCATGATATTTATCGCCAAAATGCTGTTGAATGCGGAGGCTCTAAAAATGATTAATATCTCAGCAACCAATGCCATCGACCAAGCGGAGAAAATCATCACTGACATCTTCGAAAATGGTGAGCATGATAAAAACACTGGTGACGGTCTTTATCGGGTTATGACACTGCTAGCTGATGCACGTTCATCTATCGGCGACATTGATGATCTCTTCTTTGATGCAATTATTACAGCAAGAAAGTTAGATGCACTAACCACCGCCTATTGTGAACAATATTTCACTGATGAAGATAATGTAAGGCAAGAAACTTATTTAGCAGCCGCTATTCGTGATTACGCATCAAAAGCCTGTGATGAATTAAAAATCATCGAAGCAAAAATTAATTAAATAACACAATGAATTTAATTACGCCTTAACTGGTGTGGCTTCCTGCAACCTGAAAACAGGATTGGTTAAAAAATGACATTCATCAAAGATAAAGCGGCATACAAAACAGCATGTCTTTTCTTTATGACCTACGGCGAGGAGTACCGCCATATATCAGACCTATTCATGCACAAAGCCTATGGAATATGAATATGAGCAAACGAATCCCAACAACGGTAAACGCACGTAACTGGACAACGCAGGAAATGAGTGTGCATGCCGAGCAGCTTTATTACTTGCTTCAAACAATTTCAGAGAATTTCTTAAAAATGGATGATGCCCAGCGATTCGCACTGATTGAAATTGCTTGGAATCATTCATCTGATATTAACTCATGGTTTGGGGCGAATGAAAACAATAATGGATAACTTAATCACTACGTATCGCCGACGAATTTTAAAGGCGGCGTTATTACGCCACCAGCGTAAAACTGGCAGTAACTGCCTTGTTATTAAGCTCAGCAAAGGCGGCATTAATACGGTCGAGTTAACCGAGATTCTTCTCGATGGATTATTACGAAAATTCGAAAGGCTCGCGATCAGTGAGTACGGGAATGTTGAAGGCGTAAAAGCTATCAAGGGAATTTACAGCAGCGCTGTTGATGTTAATGGCAGAGGTGAATTCCTCACAGATAGCGGAAAGGAATTAATCGACGAGCTCATTTCTGAGCTGGTTGAGTTCGTCAAAAAGCAAAAACCAGTTAATGCGGAGATCGGCAATGGCTAACCAACAAACAATGCTCTATCAGGGGGTGCTAATCCCCCGCCCCGTGTTGAACGTGGATCTGCATGTCCTCCCTGATTTTACCGGGCGGGTAGTCCTACACATCGAGAATGGGAGGGTGATATGTGACCGCCGGCTGCTCGACGACGAGCACATTTGCTCACTGTCCACATTTATCGAAATGGCGCGCGAAATGGAGCTGAGATTTGAGGAGGTAGCTGGTGGCACTGACAGCGATACGAATTCCTGAGTCAGATTATCTCAACGAGTGCTTTTATTACGAACAACAAACTGGTGAGTTGTTTTGGAAACATCGTCCATTAAAACACTTTTCATCATCAAGTATGCATAAACAGTTAAATACAAGGTTTACAGGTAAAGCTGCTGGCGCATTTATTAAAACCAAAACAGGAGCTTATCGTATCGTGCGGTTAGACAGCGTCATTTACTATGCCCATCGCCTGATATTTAAAATGGTTAATGGTGTTGAACCAGAAGTAGTCGATTACATTGATGGAAACACCACTAATAACAGAATAGAAAACCTGCGTTCATGTACAAACCAAGACAATAGTAAGAATGCGCGCTTATCTAAAACCAACACGTCTGGCCATACAGGGGTGAGCTGGTCACATCAAAAGAAAAAATGGTGGGCAAATATTGTCATAAACGCGAAGCAGATATATCTGGGCTCTTTCACGGATTTCAATAAAGCAGTCGAGGCAAGACGAAACGCAGAAATTAAATATGGATTTCATGATAACCACGGAAAAAACAGAACACGATTCATGGGAGAAACCGGAAATGAACGATAAACGCACCGTAAGCATGATTGACCTGGCATTACAGAAACACGATACGCCTGTTGGCCCACTGTTCGTAGCAGTACGCCACGGACGTAGAAAAAAATGCTTCACGCGAGATACGGCGATCCGCTATCTGGCGTTCTTTATGACTTCAGAAGCGTTTTATCGCTCCGGCTTCGAGCAGCGACACCCGGATGTGCAGGCAGTCCACCCACTCAATCCAGAGCTGAATTGTTGGCAGCGTGGCGGCGTAACCACCGAGTATTTCATGGCACACCAGCGTTGTGTTCGCCGTTTGCGTCGCATCCTGGCGCGTAAGCGCAAAATGCAGAAGTGGCTGGAGAAGTGGGACGCCATGCACGACCGCTACGTGAAAGAGCAGACAGAACTGCAGGCCAGTAAACCATAGGGGCTGCGCTGATGATTGCTTACTTACGCGTTGTTCTCTCGCTGGTAATTGTCGCCAGCGTTTATGGACTTTTCGTTCCGATCCTCATTTCGATGAAGGACACCACAGCAGTGTTATCCGGTTTTGCCCTGGCGATCCTGACCCCGCCGTGCATTTACGCCATTTGTAAGGGTCTTGTTGTAACCGTAAATAAGGAAAAGAAATGAAAAAAGCAATTATGGCTTCAATTATCGCGCTTTCGGCCATCGGCCTTGTTGGTTGTGATCGTGTTGAGCCTGGCAACGTTGGGATTAAGGTCAACAAACTTGGCGATGATAAAGGCGTTGGTGAAGTTGTCGGTGTTGGCCGCTACTGGACCGGCTGGAACACTGAGGTTTACATCTTCCCCACCTTCAAGCAGATGAAGACCTACGACGACGCCTTTAATTTCCAGATGAGTGACGGCACAACTATCGGCTATCACATCGGCGTCGCCTATAAAGTTGATCCGACCAAAGTGACGACGGTCTTCCAGACCTATCGAAAAGGTGTGGACGACATCACCGACACCGATTTGCGCCAAAAGATTGCCGACGCCCTTAATCGTCTCGCAAGCCGCATGAGCACCGATAAGTTCATTGACGGCGGGAAAGCTGAGCTGCTTGAAAATGCTCTGAAAGAGATTCAATCCGACATGGGGCCGGTAGGAATCCAGGTTATCAGCCTTTCTTACGTCGGCCGTCCGGAGTACCCGCCGACTGTTATCGACAGCATCAACGCCAAAGTCACCGCCAACCAGAAGACCCTGCAGCGCGAGCAAGAAGTGAAACAGCGTGAAGCCGAAGCAAACATGCTGCGTGCAGAAGCGGATGGCCAGGCAGACGCAAAACTGAAGCTGGCAGAAGCAGAAGCAAAGTCTATCCAAATCCGTGGGCAGGCCATGCGTGAGAACCCTGAGGTTTTGCAGTTGGAAGCCATCAACAAATGGAACGGCACCCTGCCACAGTACATGACAAGTGGGGCAGGTACTCCATTCATTCAGGTCAAGTGATCAACCAGCCCGGCAGATGCCGGGCAATTATGAGAAGCAGATATGACTCAATCAGCATTTAACCCTGAACCGACATCAACCGGCATCCGTTTTGGCAACCGCGTCATTGGTTATTCAGCCGCGGTTCGCCAGCTTGACAACGGCAACTATGACAAACGAATTCCGGACGGACTTGATCTGCTGGCTTGCATTTTGGAAGCGATTGAAAGTGGCTGGTTTACCCCGGGCATCGAGAAAGAAATCATCATTTGGCGCTGGATGCTTGTTGCCGTCTTCATTACCGAGGAGCAGCAAAAGAACGGGACTGTTGAAGTAGCCAATGATTCAGGTGGCTTCGACACCGGTGTTATCTACTCAGGCCAACACGGTTCAATCAGTGTTTATCCGGCGCCAGAGCGGTTCGCACTCGCAAGCCATGTGGAAGGGTTGGCCATCGAGAAATATGGTCAGGAACTCGGCCAGAAGATGGCGCTGCGCATGTACCGGGACATGTTAGATACGGAAGCTGAGAACGGGCTTCGACTCTCAAAAATGGGGCGGGAGGGTTTTAATCTCCTGCATGACAGCTTCATTGAACAGATTCAGAAAGAAGGTATGCCAGACATGCCGGTAATGCACTGATGGGGGGGGTAACAATGCACAAATTTTTCGTCGAGACTAACAACCTGAACACAATCAGCGATTGCCTGCAGCAGCTCGTTAACGCAGAAGAAGCGCAGCTCAGTATCGAAGAGCAGCTGGCGAGATCGAACAGCTGCAGTGACTGGAGCGCATGGCGGAAAAAGGCTGAAAACGCGCTGCGGGTGATCAAAGGTAAGCGCCGCATCATCACAGCTCGTCTGGCTGTCCTGCGCCATGAGGAGAAGGAACGCAACCTGCAGCTGCACCAGCAGCACAATGATTTTCTGGTTCAGGCTCTTCGCGAAATTGTAACGCCCTCTTCTTTCGCGCGGTGCGTTCGCCTGGCTAAAGAAAAAGTGGAGGAGAACCATGCAAACCAGTGCTGAAATTATTCTTCTGGTACCGAATGACTGGGTTAGCGAAAAGGTTCTGATTGCGGTTACCGGGCTTAAGCCTGGAACCATCACCCGAGCCAGAAAAGAATCCTGGATGCTTGGTCGCGAGTACCTTCACATTTCACCAGACGGCAATCCCAAGCCTTCGAGCGAATGCATGTACAACAGAAAAGCCGTCGATCAGTGGATCGAAGCTCAGAAAAAAAATCAACCAAGTGCGAAGACAGCATGAAAAGCAGTACACTCGTCAGCGCTCCTGGACGTCAGGAGGGATTAATGGCTAATGCATCATACCCGACAGGCGTCGAAAACCACGGCGGTTCACTCCGTGTCTGGTTTCTGTATAAAGGCAAGCGTGTCAGGGAAAACCTCGGAGTCCCTGATACAGCCAAAAATCGCAAGATAGCCGGTGAGCTTCGTTCTTCGGTTTGTTTTGCGATAAGAATGGGGAATTTCGACTACGCGGAAAAATTCCCAAACTCACCGAACCTTGCCCGATTCGGTCAGGATAGTAAGGAGATTACTGTGCTGGAGCTTACCAAAAAATGGTCCGAGCTGAAGAGGATGGAAATCAGCTCAAACACCATGAGTCGGTACGAGTCCATCATAAAAAACATGCTTCCGCGCATCGGCGAAAACAAAATGGTTTCTGCGGTTACCACTGAGGATTTGCTGTACGTAAGGAAGGAGTTGCTGACAGGTTTTCATGTGATGAAGAAGGATCACCGGAGGCAGGTAAAGGGTCGGAAGTCCTCCACCGTAAACAATTACATGATGCTAATGGCCGAGATCTTCCAGTTTGGAGCAGATAACGGCTATGCAAAGGAAAACCCGTTTAGCGGAATTAACCGCCTCAAGAAAGCGAAGGGCGAGCCAGATCCACTCACGACAGACGAGTTCATCAGGTTTGTCCAGGCATGCGGCCACCAGCAGATGAGAAATCTCTGGTCACTGGCAGTCTATACCGGAATGAGGCATGGGGAGTTGTGCGGTCTGGCCTGGGAAGATATCGATCTGCAAGCCGGGACAATTACTGTGAAACGCAACCTAACCCAGACGGATGAGTTCACCCTGCCAAAGACAGACGCAGGCACTGACAGGGTGATTTATCTCATTCAACCAGCTATTGATGCCCTGAGGAATCAGGCCCAGCTGACGCGCCTTGGCCGGCAGTATGAGGTTGAAGTGAAATTGCGGGAGTATGGCCAGTCAGTCATACATCCATGCACTTTCGTTTTCAGCCCTCAATGCGTTAAGCGTGGGCCCAGAAGAGGATATCACTACGCGGTTAATTCGATTAATAAAATTTGGGGTCCGATAATCAAGCGCGCCGGTATTCGATACCGTAACGCCTACCAGTCACGACATACCTATGCGTGCTGGTCATTGTCAGCTGGCGCGAACCCAAACTTTATAGCAACTCAGATGGGGCATACAGATGCTCAGATGGTTTACAAAGTGTATGGAAAGTGGATGTCAGAGAAGAGTGCCGAACAGGTTTCTCTGCTCAACCAGGCGCTTTCACGCTTTGCCCCATCGCTGCCCCAAGACATGTTAGTAGCGCAGTAGAAAACTTTATATTCAAATGGTTAGCAGCACTATTGCTACATTTGTATAACACGGGGCACAAAATGCCCTCGACCATAAAGAGCGCTTATGTTGTGATCGGGGTTCAATAAATCACTAAACAAGGTATACTCCGGAGTTGTTTATTGTACTAAACGCTCCTGTGAGAGGATGCTACTGCGCACCTATGACTCGATTCGCTTCTCCTGTTCTGCATACGTTGCTGGATACCGACGCGTATAAACTGCACATGCAGCAAGCCGTTTTCCACCATTACTATGATGTTGATGTTGCGGCGGAATTCCGCTGCCGTGGCGACGACTTGCTCGGTATCTACGCAGATTCCATTCGTGAACAGGTCGATGCTATGCAGCATCTGACGTTGCAGGACGACGAATACCAGTGGCTTTCTGGCCTGCCTTTCTTTAAAGCGGACTATCTGAACTGGCTGCGCGACTTCCGTTATAAGCCAGAGCAGGTCACCGTCACGAATGATAACGGCAAGCTGGATATTCGCCTTGAAGGCCCATGGCGTGAAGTGATCATGTGGGAAGTTCCGCTGCTGGCTGTGATCAGCGAGCTGGCTCACCGCTACCGTTCGCCGGAAACCGGGGTGACTCAGGCACTGGCCGCGCTGGAAAACAAACTCGCGGGGTTTGCCACCCTGACGGATGGGCTGGATATGTCCCGCTTCCGTCTGATGGACTTTGGCACGCGTCGCCGTTTCTCCCGCGACGTTCAGCAGGCCATTGTTCAGCGTCTGCAGCAAGAGTCGTGGTTCGTGGGCACCAGTAATTACGATCTGGCACGTCGTCTGAACCTGACACCCATGGGTACCCAGGCGCATGAATGGTTCCAGGCGCATCAGCAGATCAGCCCTGATCTGGCCAACAGCCAACGCGCCGCACTGGCCGCGTGGCTTGACGAGTATCCGAATCAACTCGGCATCGCCCTGACCGACTGCATCACCATGGATGCGTTCCTGCGTGATTTCGGCCCTGAGTTCGCTGAGCGTTATCAGGGGTTACGTCATGACTCCGGGGATCCGGTTGAATGGGGTGAGAAGGCGATCGCGCATTACGAAAAACTCGGCATCGACCCGATGAGCAAGGTGCTGGTCTTCTCCGACAACCTCGATCTCGCGAAAGCGGTTGAACTCTATCGCCATTTCAGTACCCGAGTGAACCTGAGCTTCGGGATTGGCACCCGTTTAACCTGCGACATCCCTCAGGTAAAACCGCTGAATATCGTGATAAAACTGGTGGAATGTAACGGCAAGCCGGTAGCCAAGCTCTCCGATAGCCCGGGTAAAACCATCTGTCATGATAAAGCGTTTGTCCGCGCGTTACGCAAAGCTTTCGATCTCCCTCAGGTCAAAAAAGCCAGTTAA